TTAGTCAATATCCAGGAAAGTCTCTTTGCGGCGCGACTTTTTATCCTGATACATTGCATCGTCAGCGGCCCGCAGCGCGCTTTCCATATCCATCGTTTGCGGGTTCACGTTGATCACCCCAAAGCTGGCGCCAGGGTAGATAATCCGGTGCTCGGCCAGGAAGTAAACCCCGCCGATCTCCTTGCGCAGAGCGGTGATAAACGCCTGCTGCTCTTCGGCTTCCAGACCCGCGCCGATAATCAAAAACTCGTCGCCGCCGAGGCGGCCCACCAGATCCCCCTGGCGCACGCGGGCGTTTAAACGCTCGCCGACCTGGACAAGGAAGCTATCGCCGCACGGGTGGCCAAACCGATCGTTGATCGCCTTAAAGTCGTCGAGATCGATGAAGATAAGCAAAATATTGCGCTGCAGTTCGCGCGCGCGCGGGAATATCGTCGAGAGGTGCTTGAACAGCGCGCGACGGTTGGGTAAGCCGGTTAATTCGTCGGTACAGGAGTGCATCTCCAGCGCCGAGTTGGCGGCGCGTAGCTGCTCGACCAGCGTCTCTTTCTCAACGTAGTGCGAGATGAGGTTGGCGAACAGGCCCATCACCTGCTCGCCTTCCAGGTTGTAGGGCTGTTTCTGGCGGCTGGTCGCACAGAGCGTGCCGTACAGCGAGCCGTCGGTCAGGCGCACAGGGATACTGAAGAAGGTGGTGATACCGAGCTCCCGGGCGGCAATGCACGAACGCCAGCGGCTGGCGACGTCGTTGCTGAACAGGCAGTTATCATCGATAGCGCGCTTGCACAGCGACTCGTTCCACGGGACGGAAAAGCCCTCCGGGATCGTCATTTCGCTACTGTTATGCGCATACATAACCAGCTGGCGCTGGGCGCTCAGATCAATTCGGGTCAGATAGGTCGACTCCATTCGGGTCACAAGTTCCAGCATCTCAAGCAGTTGTCGCACCAACAGCTCCAGCGAATGTTCGTTGGCGAGCGTTTGTGAGACGCGAGCAAGAATAAAATCTGACATGAATGTACGGCTCCCGATCGCCGAGCGCTATCGCCGGTAAAAGGCTGAAACGGCTAACAGCGAAAAGTAAACATAGATACAACAAATTTAACACATTAGCGGAGGGAATACCTGCGGTCGCAGCGGGAAAAAAAGCCCCGTCGGGTGCATTACCCATAACCGATAGTTGTGGCTTTCAACAGTGTAATGCGGGTTGCGCGGCACGCAACACCATTGAAAGCCGTATTTTACTACCTAAGTGTGGACATAATGTGGACATTTTCCGCATCAATGCCACCTCTTAACGGGTTAAGAGAAATGGCATCCTGTAAGTACTCAGGCGCAAAGTGAGCATAGGCCATCGTTTGCTCAATTCGTGCGTGCCCGAGGATTCTTTGTAGCGTTATGATGCTTCCCCCATTAATCATAAAGTGCGTCGCGAAACTGTGCCTTAAAGCATGCGTAGACTGACCTGCCGGGAGATCAGGTTTTACTTCCCTAAGTGTTTGCCTGAAGTCGGTATATGACGCACTGGTAAACAACAAACCTCGCTTACCACCGGCTATGAATTTCGCGACTTCAGCTGATACAGGAACAGTACGCAGCTTGTTGCTCTTGGTTTTAACGAACGTTACGCGATTCTGTATGATGTTTTCCGCCTTGAGTCGTGCTGCTTCACCCCAACGAGCACCGGTGCTTAAACAGAGAACCGCGATCTTCTTGTTGTCGCCATCGAGCTTTGAGAGCAAAAGAACTATCTCTCCTTCGGTCAGATACCCGGTTTCAGGTACTTCTTCTTTCAGCTTTTTCCTGCCCCGAATTGGATGCTCGCCGGAGAACAACTCAGCCTCAATTAATGCAGTGAACATGCCACTGGTGCTATTGAGGTCGCGGTTTATGGTCGAAGCTTTAATGCCCTGACTTCTTCTTGCCGAGTAGTACTGACTTATCAGTGCTTTCGTAATTTGAAATGCACAAGGATCGTTAGTCATCCTACAGAACGTCTCAATCTTATTGCGATTTATCCGTCCATGTTCCTCGTGCTTTCCCTTCAAATTCCACCAGATCTGTATTAACTCAGACAGATGCCGCTTATCTGTCGGTTTTGATAACCACTCTTTAGTGTGGTGGTTAAACTGGGTGTGCTTCTCAAATGCTACCGCTTCACTCTTCTTGTCAAATCTCCTGCGGATGCGCTTTCCGTTGCGCCCGGCAGGCCTAATGTCCACTTCATATCGACCATCATCGAGTTTCTTAATTGTCATAAGAAATCCCTCCGATTGGTTCGCTTCTTACTTCTTCTTGATTCTCTATGTCTAGGCGGCGGGTGTTTCGCGACTAGCTGCATGCACTTGTAATGCATGTAGTGTCGGTAAACCGTCAGCCAGTCTTTTGGTCTGAGGACTGAGATTTTTCTGAGCCTTGCCCAAAGTGTGCGAGAGCCGGTGCGATTTGACCGGATTCAGGGGACACCTGATCGGTCATAAACCACAGTGTGTATTTGATAAAGCGGGGGTGCTGAAGGATTTTCATAATTGGCTCTATCCCAGGCTTTTTATCTCCAGCCTCATAGCTACAAAATGAACCATATACGAGGCCTGTTAAGTCGCTGAATTGCCTTCTATTTAACCTTTCTGACTCTCGAATGAGCTTTATCTTTTCATGGATCGGTGTTGACATGAAATCACCTATAGTAGAATATTAAACCTATCGATGATTTTTTAATCGATAGGTGAATAACCAATAGGAGCAACTATTGCCCATTAAGAGCAATTAATTACACCAAAGGAGAATGTAACAGATGAGCAAACAGCTTGTAAGTAGCACGGATGCTGTGCCTTATCAGGAGTTCGCCAGAATCATTGGAAAAACTCCCGCAGCTGTGAAGGGCATGATCGAGAAAGGGAAGTTACCGGTGATTGAGATGACAGATCCTCAATCAACCTCTGGCCGTGCTGGGGAATATTGGGTTTACCTGCCAGCCTGGAACAACGGCATGAAACTGGCCTATGAAAGCCGCCCAAAAGAGATCAGGGAAGGGTGGTTAATGTGGTTGGGACTGGGTTAACCCAGTTGATCTCAGGCTTCAGGAGATAACACATGAAGAGAGGAGCATGCGGGGCAGTATTACATCTCAACAGCAAAACCAGCCTTTACTGTGGTTTTACTATTCTGAGACTACCACGCAAAAAACCGTACAACCGCCAGCGTTATCAAATTACGCACGAAGGCCATTATTACGGCATCGACTTCGCGTTAGCGGAAGCGTGCAGCACGATAGACCGAATTATTAATGCTGACCTCTTTATTATTCACTAAAGGAGTGCGAGTAAATGAAACGCCTTTATGCTGAGCAGATTAATAAGATGTTGGAAGATTATTATTTCAACCTTGAAAATAACCCGCAGGGTCGCGAGTCTCATTACAGTGTGTTAGCCAGTGGTGTCCAGCATGTTTACGGTGCCGCTTTCTGCATGAATGATGATGACATCCTCTGCGAACTTCGCCCATCCATTAACGCCATCATGAATGGCGAGATACCGCTACCAATTGCGATAGGGCATGCCATATGAGCATGTTCACCGAAGAGAAGACATCCTGGGCACAAGAAATGGTGATCCGCGAGGCAGTAGAAAACGCCGCGCAGGGTTTTACTGTCCATCTTAAGAATGGTTGTGTCATTGGTGTGCCAGCAAACAGCCCGTCGATTGAACTCATTATTTACGGTCTGGAAAAAGAAATTCGTGGTAATCACGAACGTGCGCGAATGACCTTTATTGATTTCATGTATTACTGGCATGAAAGGTTATTCAAGCAGATAAAAAGAAAACCGCGCCCTAACCACTAATTAACCAGCGTCAAAAATAACGGCATTCACTCTGCCGGGGATCCGCTTTGCCTTTTTCAGGAGGTTGTATGTCGGTTACGTCGATAAAGCTAGAGGGCGGAATAAGTGACCCACAGTTTGTAGAAATTAGCACAAGTGCACGCAGGCAAGAGCGTATTCATTTACTGGGGCTTCTTCGCATCCTTATGGCCCACCTCGAAAAGGAAAACGTTGCCGCAGATGAAATTCATGCAGCTGTAGAGCTGTGGATCGTCAACCGTGAAATAGCCCCACCCATCAAGGACTCAGAACAATGAACCATTTAATGATTGATTTGATTAATGTCTACGAGAAACAGTCTTCCCCTCTGTGCGCAATCGAAGCCGTGTTCTTTGAGCCGTCAACTAGTCAGATTGGGAAGACGTTTTATTCCTCAATCGATATCCGTAAAGCGCAGAGCCTGAAAGGGCGTCTCAGTATTCAGACAGCGTTTGATTGGATGAAAAAAGCCCCTCACTGGCGCGCAGAAGTGATGAGTGCCACCGCAGCTGAAGAGGGTGTGCTTTGCGACCTTGCAGGTTTCATTGCTGATAACACCCAGCCCCAGAATGCAGCGCTATTTGTCTGGTTCAAAGATACCCCAGAAAAGTTGGCTTCGCTGCGCTATGCCGTGGATCGCTCAGAGGTGTCTGGCATTTTCCCTGAAGGTACAAAATTCCGCTGTATTCGCTCTCTTCTCGATCTTGCCGCCTTCACAGGCTATGTACCGCACGCGCGTAACGCGATGGTGCGTTACACGCTCACTGACGCGCTCTATCAAGCGGAGCAAGTATGCGAAATCTGGCAGCGCCTGACCTCTCCACACATTGAATCACTCTGAGGGCTGCTATGCATTCGCATCTGTCAGTTGTTTGCAACGCGCCGCTGCCGGTTTGCAACAGGGCGCTTGCCGCCCTGAAATCCTTTGCTCGCGGCCAGCGTAATTACACCCGCGTCAAGCCACACGCTTATCTCGTGATCCGCATTGGCCTCCGTTGGCGTTTGCTCAGTAAAAACGGCGGTAAGCAGTGGCGACTGATGACACATGAAACCTACAACCAGGAGTGTCGCAAATGATTAAGTCACCTTTGAAATGGGCGGGCGGCAAAACCCGCGTGATGCCGGAGCTGCTGAAGCACTTACCTAAAGCCGATTGCTTGATTGAGCCCTTTGTAGGCAGTGGCACAGTCTTTATGAATACGGAATACCGCCGCTATGTGCTTTGTGACAGCAATCGCGCATTGATCAATTTCTTCCGCGCGCTCAGGGAAGACCCTGAAAGATTGATACTGATCGCCAGGAACGTATTCAGAAATGGCAATAACGAAGATAGCTATTACGAAGAGCGCAAGTTGTTCAACCACCTGTCGTGGGATGACGAGTGTGCAGATGATTACGTTGTACGGTGGGCGGCATCATTTTTATACCTGAACCGCCACTGTTTTAACGGGCTTTATCGCACCAACAGGGATGGCGGTTTCAATGTCCCCTTTGGCAGCTATAAGGAGCCTTATTTTCCAGAAGCCGAAATGCGCTTGTTTGCCGAAAAGGCGCGGGATACTCACGCGCTCTTTCTTTGTAATGATTTTCGTACTTCCATTCCGTATGTTGCGAAGAACCGCCTGGACTCCGTGATTTACTGCGATCCGCCGTACATCCCGACTAGCAAAACAGCCAATTTCACCGCTTACGGCAAGCCATTTACCCTGGACGACCATCGCGCTTTGGTCTCGACGGTACTGGACGTTAATCGCCGGCATTGCACGCGCTCTGTCATCTCAAATAGCGACACACCAGAAACCCGCGAGATCTACTCCGCTTTCAATCTCCACGCCTTCAGAGTTCGCCGTTCCGTGAGCGCCAAAAGCCGCGATATGGCCGGTGAAGTGATTGGCGTACTTCGTGTGTGTGGTGGTTGCGGTCGTTCTGGTGGTGGAGGTTGTCCGGACTGTGGGGCGGTGATGGGCGATGCGACATATGCCGACGTGTTTGCTGCGCCAGCTTGTTGAGGCGTTGGCCTGGCAAAATAAGATTCGAAGGTGAGTTATGCCTGACTCCACATCCCTGGCATGGAGCTGGAATGCCAGAAAGCAGCCAGTAAACCCTAATGCTATTGATGTGCCTGCACGGAAACCATCTGCGCTGGCCGTCTGGATTGCGCTTTATGAGCAGGATAAAAGCGAGCAACGCGAGCAGGCTGAAGCAATGAGTCGTGCAGCAGAAGAGTACCTCTTTTCTGTTGCACATTGCGATCCCTGGCGCCATGACGAACTGAATGATGCGCTGATTGAGAAAGCTAAGCGACATGCAGAACTCCATCGTGTTGATCCTCTTACCCTGATTCGTGATGACGTCGCCAGCCTGCCAGGTTTCCTGCGCAAGCCGCTGGAATCAAGGATTAAGTATTTGGAAAAATCAGAAGATCCGCGCCATTTGCCTACCTATCTGAATGAGGTCATTACTCCCTCATTAGTGAGGATTGACGAGGTCCGTGCTAACCAGGTGTCGTTGTCATTCCAGGTCATGGCTGGCAGGGATAGCCTTGATCAACTCCTTCGACTTGCTGAACTGAATCAGCGGGAGGTTAAGCGGCTTTCAACGCTGGTCGCAGCGCACATTGATATGATTTTTATCCAGCTTTGCGACGAGATGCTGACCGATGAATTAGCTTCTCCCATCGTAATACTGGAGCTCTATCGTCGTGTGGCGGCCGAAGTGTCACGCCTCGATGTTATCCCGCCGGGTTATGAAGCGCTCCGCAGCAAACATAATCGCCGCAACCCGATTAACTACGAGCTGATACCGGGCGCACTTGCCCGTATGCGTTGTGCTGACTGGTGGCAACGTAAGTTGTGGCAACTCCGCAACGAATGGCGGGAAGAGTTGCTTCGGGCAGCGTGTCTTGTTCATCGGCATGCATCACCTTATGTCAGCCATGACATTCTGTTGCAGAAGCGGGAACAACGCCGTAAGGCGATGGATTTTTTCCGCAACCATGATCTGATTAACGAAGATGGCGATACGCTCAGCATGGAGGATGTAGTGCTTGCAAGTGCCAGCAATCCAGCGCACCGCCGTAATGAGATGATGGCCTGTGTTAAAGGCCTGGAATTGATAGCTGAAATGCGTGGCGACTGCGCCATGTTCTATACCATCACCTGTCCGTCTAAGTACCACGCCACACTGATGAACGGGAAGCCTAATCCTACATGGAATCAATCGACGGTGAGGGAGAGTAGCGATTATCTGGTTGATATGTTCGCCGCTTTCCGCAAAGCAATGCATAAAAAAGAGCTGCGCTGGTATGGCGTTCGCGTCGCTGAGCCGCATCACGATGGCACTGTGCACTGGCATTTATTGTGTTTTATGCGCAAAAAACATCGACGTGCAATCACAGAGCTGCTGCGTCGTTTCGCTATCCGAGAAGATCGCGCCGAACTTGGCAATAACACTGGCGCTCGTTTCAAGTCAAAGCTGATAGACCCGCGAAAGGGGACTCCGGCCAGTTATATTGCAAAGTACGTCAGTAAAAACATCGATGGGCGTGGGCTGGGTGACACCGTCAGCAAGGAGACGGGTAAATCACTACGTGATAGTGCCGAGCACGTCACTGCGTGGGCATCGTTACACCGTGTTCAACAATTCCGTTTTTTTGGGATTCCAGGCCGTCAGGCGTACCGCGAGTTACGATTGTTCGCATCGCAGGCAACTCGTGCAATGAAAGCCAGCAAACCAGGGGCTCCGGTACTTATGGATCCAAAACTGGACGCTGTGCTTGCTGCTGCTGATGTTGGCTGTTTTGCCACTTACATCATGAAGCAGGGCGGTGTACTTGTGCCCCGCAAAAGTTACCTCATTCATACCGCCTACGAGCCGACAGTCGAACCAGGAACCTATGGCGATCACGGGATTCGTATTTATGGCATTTGGTCGCCAATCACCGGTAAGGAAAACAAAATATGCACGCACGTCCATACCTGGAAGATGGTGAAGAAGGCTCCCGCTAACCCAGGCGCTGAAAGCGCCGCCCAGGGCGACCCTGTCGCCCCTTGGACTCGTGGCAATAACTGTCCCCCAAACCAAAAAATCCGCAAAAAAGAGATGGTAACTGACGTTGCTATACTCGAGATAATGACCCCTGTTGAAGGAACGGGAGCACTTGATGTGAGTAAACTACCCTCAAAAGAGCGTCGGGCTATACTGAGAAGGATTACAGAGGAGGTCTATAACAAGAAGAAAGCGCAGGGCCACGTAGAATCACGCAATTACTCTCCGCTTGAGGTCTTGTTGAGCGATTTTGCTTTATCTATTGGCATCGAACTTAGTGAATCCCAGGTTAATCATTTACTTAATGGTAAACGCATACGTTATGGTGATCGCATTTACTACGCGACTCACGATGGGGCGCTGCGCAGTATGGAACCAGAGAATTCAGATGTTCAGATTCGGAATGTGTGGAAACTGTTGAAAAAACACAATAAAGTAGATGTAGGTCACATCACAGATAATCCAGTAGGGCATTATTCCGACATGCTCAAAAATCTGGACCCTAGAGGATGGACTGTACTCTTTGGGGGAGATAAGAACAGGGGGTGAACATGTATGACGATTATGGTCAGCAAGAGGCGAATATTGCCAGCTTCCTGTCGAACAAAATTAAACGATGCATTAAATGTGGGCATGAGCTGGACTACAAAGAGAAGTTTTATTACATAGATCGAATTTGCAATCTCTGCCGCGGGCTTCAACCGTTCGATAGTGAGGACGTTCCGGAGGTTGAATCTGAGGGTAAGTCACCTTTTCCAATTATTAATCTCGATTTATCAAAGTATGAGGACAAAGGGCAGCAAAACAGGTCTGATTTTGAGAAGCAGGTCTTTAGCCGTTATCCTGAATGGCAATTATTACGAGAAAAAGCGGAAAAAGATTGGGATACAGCTCATCCACGGCCTGAAGGAATAACCGTTGTTACTGAAATTCCTAGTTATAGTGTAATTATTACTGATGAGCGTATAGCAGAGTTGATTAATCAGTATGATGCGAATGGGGCAGTGAGTATTAAAGTTGAAGAGTTAATTTCATTGCTTTGGGAAGTAAGAGAGTACCGGAAAATTTAAATCAAAGAGCAACTTTCCAAGATAATAATTGAATCTCCAGCTCAGTCAAAAAATAATGTGAAGAGAGTGGGCTGGAGAAAATCGAAAAGTTAAGAGTTGTGGCTGAGTGACTACTAGGGAAGATTACCCATGTCCCATAGCGATGAATTACCCGGCACCCTCTGAAAAATAAAACCAAATTTCTGCTGAGCCCAAACAATAAACAATCCCTCAGATTGACCACATTCTGGACAATGGAGAGTGTTAGCTCGATGCAGTTCTGGATACCAAGAAAAGATAGTAAAGTGTAGACTGCATTTCATGCATTGGACTTTTTTCTCTGTATATTTAGCTGTTGTTTTTACTATCTTTTGCACATGAGCAATGCCAGCGTTCGTTATGCTTGATGTCGCCCCATCAAGGCTCATAAAACCAGCGTGTGCAAGTTCCAATAGCTCATCAGGATACTGTTTTGCTTCATTAGAATGAAAGTAAAAGATCTGTCCGCTAGCCTCGATAATAATTCCAGCATCGGTTCTATTAATTAACGCGGGGCTTTCGTCACATGCTGAAGCTAATAGAATTTCTGTTGCACGCTCAGAAATATCTTGACTTTCCCCCTCTGCTTTCAAAGTTTCAATAATAACTGTTGATAGTGCATGCATTTCATCGCTAGTTACTTGAGGTTGTGCAGGAAGCTTTCCTTTTTCAACCATGTCGTACACAGCATCGCGATGTCCTTTTAATTCTGCCCTGCTAAATCCTTTCGTCATATGCATCTTTGTATGAACAGATGAATGGCATAAAATACATATTGGTATTAGGTTGTCTTCATCATCTGAACCACCTTCGCTCTGCGCGACAATATGATGTATTTGAATTTGCAATGGTGAAAATCTTCTGCAAATACAGCAATGCCTAGCTGATTTTACAAGTATTTTGGCTGCAATGTTATCTGGAATTGGCATAGATACTCCGACTCTAAATGTTCTAACTACAATCGCTTAGTCTACAGGCCTATACTGGCCTTGACACAGTTCATTACATAGCTAAGTTATGCGAAAATGATCCTCGGTGCTACTCAATTGACACTTCCACCCCTTTTGTTGAGATTTCCACTAGGAGTTCTGTCAATAACTGTACGGTGAGCGCCGGGCTGTACAAAAAAACACCATCAGAAAGGATTGAACTTCCGCTGAATATCGAAGATTTAAGACGATATTCACGCCAGCAAAGACAGGAAATCACCAGCAGGCTAAGAAAATACCCACGGGAAAGCTCAGAGCAAGCCTTCGCACGCAATGCGAGTGACTTATGCATATCGATTGATGAGGAAGCCGCGCTGACATGGAGGCCAACAGTCACTGCTGTAAAAGATATGAGCCTAAAACCGGAAGAAGCAGAGCAGCGCTGCCGCGAGCAGTTACTGATTGAAACGAAAAAAGGGCGGAAAACTATTCGAGCGAAACAGAACAAGAAAAAGCTGACTTAGGCCCGCGACCTAATAATCCGTAAATCAGCGCAACTATGTATTTGGTTGAATTTTTTTGTATGTCACTGTAATGTAACTTCAACTACTTCAATTCATATAAACAATCTGTTCGTACCTTTGGTGCAAAATTCTCTTCAGCAATAAGAACATCAGAGTAAGGAGAACCAAGTGAGTAAATATAATAAAGTTGACTTGGCATATGATTTTTTAGTTTCGAGAGAGAAAAATCAAGAGTCGTTTACGATAGAGGAGTTAGCAGCTGCTACTGGATGGAAAGTCCAAACATGCAAAACATACCCAACCAAGACGTGGAATAAATTCATTTCTAGAGATGGTCAGCAATACACTACTCTTGGAATAAAATATATTAGCAAAGAAGACTTTCGACACATAAATACTCAGAAACATATGGACTCTATTCCTCAGTCAGAGCGAAGTGTTAATTTAAAAAAAGCAAGGGAATTTGCATTGCTTGCAGTTTCAATATACAACAATCCTTTTACTGAATTCAAAACTTTTGGTTTTATAGTTAATATCATTATTGCATACACATCACTTTTTCATGCGATTTTTTCTAAGAATGGTACACAATATTGTTATCTCGAAGCTGATGGAAAACCAAAGTTGGTCGATGGGCAAGAGAAGGCTTGGGAGTTAAAAACATGCTGCCAAGAATATTGGCCAGGCATTGAATCAGCTGAAAAAGCAAACTTGCTTTTCCTCATCGGGTTAAGGAATATAATTGAGCATCGAGGGCTTCCTGCTATTGATTTATTAGCATTTGGGGAGTGTCAGTCAGCAATTAATAATTTTGAGAACATCCTTATAAAGGAATTCGGAGAAGAAAATGCACTAATGATTAATTTGGCGCTTGCAATGCAGTTAACCAGGACAAGTCAGCAAGCACAAATTGATGCTATAAAACAATTTCAAACAGAAAATTTTAATGTAGTAAAAAATTTCATGGATGATTATAGAAATGAGCTTTCTGATGATATAGTTCAAAGTCAGCAATATAGATTAAGAGCGTTACTGGTACCATTAGTCGGGAAAAACGCCAAACAATCAGACTTGGCAATTGAATTCATAAATGTCAATAATCTAAGTGAGGATGAATTAGAAAAGTATGAGTCTGGCATAGCCTTCATAAAAAACGTTGAAAATCAGTTCAAATTAAAGCCAACAAAAGTTGTTTCATTAATTCAAAAGAAAGAAAAAAGTTTCAATGTTACAACTCATACTAAATTTTGGAAACATTATGAAGCCAGGCCAATTGGAATTGACAAAACATTTAAAGGGAAATACTGTGGGTATATTGAAGGATTTGATGGATATCTATATTGCCAAGAATGGGTTCACTTTATTCTGGATGTCTACAAGGATAAAACAGAGTTAAAAAAAGTACTTGCTTTATAATGCTATTTTATTGTGGGCTTTAAGAAAAATAGAGCTCGCATGCGATCTAATTTCTGCTAAGTTATATGAAGGTGTAAAGCACTTTCTTCAAACTGAGTATTGAGTTAGATGATTCATTTGTCGATGATAGTACAGCAAGCCACCTAATTAGGTGGCTTATATATTATAATATCAATATAGAGAATCTAATCTGCTGACTTCCTGCCATAATTTGTCTTTGGATGTGTTCATTTCTTTCATAATTAGGGTCATTCGGTGTCTTTCTGAATTCACAGGTTTATAAATATATCCCTCATCCCCGTTAATCCTTTCGATAACATTACTTTTGAGCATCAGATCAACTATCAATGTAATTGCTTTCTTTTCTTGCTGATTTTTGAATCCTTTAATGAAGGAACGCTCCTTTCTCCCCCGACCATGCTGAAGATAAACTCGCCTAATGCATGAAAGAAGTGCCATTTGATGGGTGCCAAAACCTAACGATTTTATTTTTGAAGTGGTGTTAACTGAGCTAAATTGGCTAACTTTGCAGTTAATGAAGTAATTAGGAAGTGCCGAAGCATCTGATACTCCTGATACAATATTTATATCGCAGTCATCAATGAGTAAGCTATTTTTAGGCTCGATAAAACAGTCACTAATATCTATAGATTCGATAATGCAAGAATTAATGCTCAAGTTACCCAAAGGAATGCTACTTAAATCTATTTTTTCGATGAAGCAATCCTTTATTTGAATATTGCGAAAGTCGACTAATTTGTCGCTCTCTTCTTCTGAGAGGAATGCACAAAGTAAATCAGCTGCTGCTTGGGAGTTAGAGTTTGACCAATAAGCTATTTTGCTCACTATTTTAGTTGCTTCATTAATATCAATCTTATAAAAAAACAATCTTTGACCAAATTCTCTTAGCGGATTTATCCAGTTTGATTTTTTTATTATTGAATCAGAATCATAATGTGCGACCATATACTCTGCTCTCAAACCATCGAGCATGTACATATCTATAAATTGATAATCAGAGCTATCATTACCTACGCGTCCAAAAGATGGTAACCGGGATAGCATAATTGCTGACTCATCAGTAACCGTTCTTCCTGTTATATTATTAAAAATAACACTAAGCTCATTATTGCTTATTGGTCCAAAATCATTATTCTTTGTCCTGGTAAGATTTGCTAGCTCTATTAATACCTGCTTAATTATGGTTGAGTCTAGAATTGCTTTATTGATATTTGCTTCTCTATGGCAAATAAAATCTAATAATCTATCCCAAAACTCGTATTCATTATCTTCGGATAATAATGCTAATCTCTCTGATATACTTGCGATCATTTGAAATATGAGAGGTTTCCACGGAGCCCATGGAGGTATAATTAAATCTGGGCATCCAATGTTTAACATGTATTTTTTCATTTCATCTTCGCTAAATGCATCTTTACATTTTATATATATCGTATCTTTCTCATTTAATCCCAGAAATGAGAACATTTCTGAATCGCTATTGAAATAGTTTTCTCTTCCTGTTATCAGTAATCCTCCTTGAACATTAGTTATTAGATCTCTTACCCCAGTTAAAGCATCTTGTTTAGCTTTACTTAGTTTGCTTGGTTCGTTACTCCAGTTTTGAGAACCAATTTCGTCAAAACCATCAAGCATAAATACTGATTTTTTGAAGGTTAATAGTTTTACAGAGTTATTTACTATTTCAGGAGGGAACGATAAATCTTCAAAATGCCTTCTAACAATTTCATTAGCTCTCTTGAGACTCCAATTTTCTCTTAAATTTATAACAAAACAGTATGATGGATCAGGTTGCTCTGAATAATTGCCAAAAAGTTCGCTTAAACATCTGCTTTTTCCTGAACCAAAACTACCTGTCAATATTACCTTTGCTCCTTTATCTAAAAGCGATTTAATATCACTTATCTTAAACTCTTTGTCTGTTTTTGTTTCTACATATTTAACAGGAACGTATGGGTTGTTATCTAATTCACCTGTCCATGGGTCAATTGCGCTGCCAATATTTTTCTGTTTGCGAGTGAAAATATAATTTTTGTAATCTAAAAATTTTCGTTCAAATTCATCCAAAGTCAATAGCTCTATTTTGGAATCGAAAGCAGTTCCTTTCATTAAATCTGTAGGCTCTCTTTCTAAAATCAAAATGCATTTGACAAATGCACCTTCAGAGGCTTTTTTCATCCTTAAAGTGATGAGTTTGTTTATATCCATTCTTACCTTTTCGAGCGTGTGATTTTTAGTTACTTCAATGCAAACATAGTGATCTTCCTCAATCTTAGTAAAACAATCGAATTGCATTCCACTTATACTTATTGAGCTTGACTCCCTGTTGTAAATTAATCTTGAGAATTGTTTTACTCTATTTTCCAGGTCTGACCAGTTCATGTTAATTCCTTATTGGATAATTTGAACTTTAATTGAAGAAGTATTTTGTAGAAACCAATTAAATTAATATCATAAAGTTACATACATACCATTCTTGTTTAAAAAAATAATAAAAGCAAGAGGCTTTCGAAAACAGATGTTGCTTTCTATATTCATATTGTTATCAACCAGCTGCAAATTGATACCTATCAATATTAGTAGTATTGCAACGCCGGCAGTCATGAAAGTGTTTGAAAAATAGAGTTTTTTATTGTAGTAGGTCTCATTGTTCTTCATGCGGCCCGTTTCGTATTACGAGCTAACGTTGAACATATCGATCGGCTGACGAAATATAATCTGGTATGCAGAGTGTTTCCTAAACATGAATAGTCACATTCAACACGATGCATAATAGTGCGCAAATGTGTACAATTTCTTTGATGCTTTTTTTTCCTAAACACTATACGCGGTGCGGTCTGAGGCCAGTTTGGTGCATGCACGAAAAATAAAAGGATAGCTGCGCGCAGGTGACGGGGGGCAAGCCCCCGCAAACGGGTCAGGGTAGGGAAGGCGGCAGAATACGCAATCTCACGGATTCTGCGTCACGGTGAGCGGTGATTTTGGGGGGTGGCATGCCTCGAGCAGGGAAAAATCAGCGACGCGCAGAGGGCAGCTGATGCAGGATTTTTTAAGCAGAAAAGATGAGGCCAGCGAAAACGCTGGCCTGTTATAACTGGCTGATGTTGTTTAAAGAAACTGAATTTTCTGGCGGTTATTTCTCGGGGGAAAGCAACGCGTAAGGGTTAAAGCGGATCACCTCTTCTCCTAGCCACTCGTTGACCACCTTCAGTGCCTCCATGACCGGAGTCAGCTCGTTGATGGCATAGACCCGGGCGGCTTTCTCGATATCCCCAAATGATCCGTTTCCCTCTGGCATGGCGCCCATCAGCTGCGGGGGTATACGGTGTGCCGCGAGTATGTCGTCCCGGGTGGCGTTCTTAATGTTGATAAACTCATCTTTCGCCGTGATCTGCTGAAACGGTAGGATTTGCACGCCGTCTTTGCCGCCGCCTGGCGCATGCAGCAGCAGGTTTTTAAATGCGCCTTTACCGCGCGCACCGGTCAACGTCTCTTTGACTGCCTTCATGCTTTTATCGTCAACCTGTCCAGCGCCAATATAGACAATACATCCAGCATGCGACCCGTTGTCGTAATACAGCTTACGGAACATGTCTGCGGAGTAGGCCAGGCTGGCGGCCAGCAGCGCTGCCATATATTCGGGCATGCCGTAGACCTCCTGATTAATGTCCGGATTCAGAACGTGACACACTGAACCCGGTTTAAACGAGTGTTCCTCTTTCCAGCGCCTGATGAACCAGTATTGATCAAGATCTGTGCTCCCGCGCCGGGTGTACTTCGCAAGAGAGTGTTTGAAGGGAAGCGGGCCGCCCAGGCGATTACGCGGCAATTCGAGATAGGCATTGCCAAACGTGAACCAGTCCAGCGCAAACGCGGAAAAGGTCTGGCGATTGAGCAGCTTGTGCGGGATAAAACAGCCGGTGAGCACATTACGTTTGAAATACAACGCCGACTCATGCCAGGCGCTCTGGCGCGGAGCTTTAGCCAGTCCGTAAAAATCCACTGGCGTCTCATAGTATCGCCCGTTGTCCATGCAATAGAGATTGTCCAGCAAATCGGCCATATCACGCACGGGATAAGGGCCGTCAAAGCTGAACGCTGTCAACGCGGGATCGGCCTTCAGTGACTCCGCAATGTCAGAACCGGCGGTGCTGGCTATCGGTTTTTTTCCGTATTTCTTTTTCAAAGTTACCACCCTATTGCGAAACCACCGCCGCCACTTTCCTGGCCCAACGGTTCATTAATAATCGAGAGCATGGTTGCCCACGCCATATCACCATGACTCACGCCACGTGATCGGTCAGTTTCGTAAGTGATGAAACCTCCGGGCGTAACGACTTTGCGAACAGCGTTAAAGGCTCTGACCAGACCCTGCTCGCTGCGGTCATATTCCCACCGGCCAGCGCGTATGACCTGCAACATTTTGAGGACAAGGGCGCGCTTGGAAGAGAGGCTCATCTGGTAGCAAATAGCCGCCGGGAACCAGTTTTTAACAATCTGCCAGACAGCCTCCCCGACGCCTTGTCCGTCAATGGCGATGTGAGTGACGTTGTAGCGCTCGGCTGCCTCTTTGATGACCGCCGCCTGCTGCTCAAACTCAAGCCCTCGCAGTTGCTTCAATTCAACCGTGCGAAACCGACCGCCGGCCACAAGGGGAGGGACGGTTACGGACAGAGCACCGGCATCACCATTGCCGCTGCCGCCGTTAGCGTCGTAGCCCAGCCACACCTCACGTTGGCCCATAGGGCGACTGGCGAACGGTTTCCAGTCGGGCCAGTCGTCATACCCATCAGCGCCGCATCCCAGTAGCTGGCTAAGATTGAACGCGCTTTCGCCGTCTTTGACGAACTCGCACATGTACAGGTTTTCGAACTCATCAGGACTGTTTTCGTCCCTGATTTCATCAATGTCGGTGTAGTCCCAGCCGTTGTTGATAGCGTCCTGAATAGTGACGATCTGCCGCCACGTTTTGTCCGGGTATAGCAAGCCGCTATGGGTTTTCTTCCAGGACACATCAAAATCAACGCGCTGCGCTTTAGGCCGTTTCGCATTCCACCGATCCCCGGTCCAGAACTGATAGGCTTCATGGCTTTCGCTGGATGGCGTGGAGAAGTACGTACGCGTTAAGCCTTTGAGCGTTGCCATGGCGCCGGCGACCTTTCGCAGGTTGATAAAGTTACCTGTCCAGAAAAACTCATCAAATCGCAGGTGACCGGTGTACGACTGTGCTGTCGCCGCAGATGTCCCGAGAAAATGCAGCTCCGCGCCGTTTGACAGCGTGATTTGCTCACCGCCTTTAAGTTCGACGTCCACCTCCTCAGCCGCTTTGCGGATAAAGTTTCGAAACTGGAGCGCCTGCTTTCGTGACGCTGACAGAAAGATTTGGTTGCGCTGGTAGTCGTGCTTAACGTCTGTCCTCAGCGCTCCCAGCAATGCCTCGCGGGCAAAGTACCAGGTTGCCCCAATCTGCCGTGATTTGAGGATCATCCGGTTACGCTGATCTCGTTGTTCGTACCAGCCGCGCTGATGCCAGGCGAGAGAGTCGAGAATTTTTAAACGCAGCGCCTCGATCTGCTCCTCGGAGAAGTGATTTTTCTTCTTGCGACGACTGGATGTTTTAACCCCGGCAGTAATAGAGGCCTGCCCGGTATCCAGCTTTTTCAACTGGCGGGTTAACAGATCGATCTCTTTGAAATCGCCACTGGTTTTATTGTCTTTCGCACTCAGTTGGCAGAGGCGGGTATCAATGGATTGCGTCACCCGTTTGATGGGTGTTGTGTCGTCCCATGCGTCGCGCTTTTTCCACGAATAAACCGTGTTTGAGTTGATACCCATTAGTCGCGAAATTTCGGCGGGCGGGTAACCCTGCCAGTAGAGCTGCTTTGCTCGTAATCGAATAAACGCATCCTGAATCATCACTTCCCCCTTTTGAGCTGGGAGATTACCTGCGCGCGATCCCGGCGGCGCGGGCTTTCAGGTCTGGCCGTTCTCCGACAACAAAACCGCGTGGCGCGGGGCTTTTACGCTCTGCGATGATGCTGCGACTGACATAAACCAACAGGATAAAACGACATGGCCAGCACCACTAAACCAGCCCGTAAAAAATTCCGTGTAGCGGTTTCTGGCGCGACCGTTGATGGGCGTGAGATACGCCCGGAACACCTTCGCGACGCTGCGGCTAATTACAATCCCGACGTTTACGGTGCTCGTGTGAATGTTGAGCACTACCTTTCCCCGTATCCGGGAAGTGACTTTGGTGCCATGGGGGATGTAATTGCGCTGAGCGCCGAAGATATCACCGAAGGACCGCTCTCGGGCCGTACCGCGCTCTATGCCGAGATTGATGCATCTACCCGCATGAAGCAGCTCACTGATGACGGGAAAAAAGTCTACTCCAGCATTGAGCTGCATCCGCAATTTGCTCTTAACGGTAAGGCGTACGTGGTTGGCCTCGCGATGACGGATACCCCGGCAAGCCTGGGGACTGAGCGTCTCAAATTTGCCGCCCAGCAGCGTGCTCAGGTGATGGCCTTCAATAACCAACAGGCAGAGGCACCGTTGTTCTCTGATGCGCTTGAAGCTGAAGTGATCGAGCTGGCCGCCCAGCGCAGTGAAGAGGGCGCCAACTGGTTCAACCGCATGATGGGCATTCTCAATAAAGGCCAGAAAACGGACGATCAGCGATTCAGCCAGCTGTATCAGGTTGTTGAAGCGGTAGCGCAATCTCAGGCCGATCAGATTGACCGATTCAGTGCCCTGGAGCAGGAACGCCAGCAGGACAAAACCATCGTTCAGCAACTGACCAGCGAACTTAACGAGCTGCGCGGTCAACTTCAGCTCCAGCCAGCAGAAAATTACAGCGCACGACCGGCGGCAACCGGCAACAGCAGCGCGCAGCTTGCAGACTTCTAAGAGGTAACCATGGAAAACCAGACCCGCGAATTATTTGATCATTACATTGCGCGACAGGCGCAGTTGAACGGCGTCTCACCTTCAGCCGTTGCTAACCGCTTTAGCGTCGATCCGACTATCCAGCAAAAACTGGAACAGGCCGCCATGGAGTCGGATGACTTCATGAAGCTGGTTAACCACTTTGGGGTTAAAGAGCAAGAAGGGCAGAAAGTAAAAATCGGCAGTAAAGGACCGATGGCGAGCACCAATAACAGCTCGGACGGAACCAACCGCCGAAACCCGGCACCGAACCATAACAAAGAGCCGCAGAACTACCACTGCCGCAAAACCAACTATGACTATGCGCTTTCGTATGCGGAGCTGGACGCGTGGGCCGGTCATCCTGAGTTTCAGTCACTGATCAGTAATGCCATGGCCCGTCAGTTGGGGCTGGATCGCCAGATGGTTGGCTTTAATGGCACGCATTACTCCGATAACTCCGATCGCACCACTTATCCGCTATTGCAGGATTGCGGCGTGGGCTGGCTGCAAAAAATCCGCGATGAAGCACCGCAGCGCATTATGCCGGGTATCACGCTGACCTCCCGCGATGAGAACAACGCGGTAATCGCATCAGGTACCTACGGCAATATTGATGCCGCCGTGCTCGATGCGCGACACAGCCTGATGGATCCCTGGTTCCGGCGCGCTCCAGGTCTGGTGACTGTGCTCTCGTCCGATCTGCTGCTGAAAGTGAACCTGCCGAAAGTGAACGCGCTTAGCCAGACCAATCCGAATACCGAACTGCTGGCCGCGCAGCTGATTGTCAGCCAGGAAAAAATCGGCGGCCTGCCGACCGTCTTTGTGCCGGGCATTCCTGAAGACGTGGTGTTAGTCACCAACCTGAAAAACCTCTCTGTGTACTACCAGAAAGGCTCCCTGCGTCGCTCGATCCGGGAAGAGCCGCACTACAACCGTATTGCGACTTACCAGTCCAGCAATGACGACTATGTCATTGAAGAGTACGGCATGATTGCCATGATCGACGGCGTGACATTCGCCTGATAACAACCCCTACCAGGCGGGCATCGCGCTCGCCAGGAGATAACGAATGCTTACACCGGCACAAAGACACTTCCAGCAGGTTATGGCAGAGAGGCGAGGCGGCAGCGATCAGCGTGATGCAGAGACGCGCACTGCGCATGAGCAGATCCTCTTTCGCCTGCATCTGCATAAATCCTCGCTGAGCCAGATCCAGTCCCGACAGGCTAAAGCCGCCGTAAAAGCCAGCATCCTGCCGGAGTTTGGGGGATGGATTGACGGGACGATTGAGGGCGACAGCGGGCGCGCCGATCCGGTTATCACCACGCTGATGGTTTGGGCGGTGGACTGCTCCGATTATGCGCTGGCGCTGCGTATCGGGCGCTATGTGGTGAAGCATGGCCTGAGCATGCCGGAGGACAACTATCGCCGCCCGGCGCCCACGGTGCTGACCGAAGAAATCTGTAACCCCATTCTAAACATCGCCACTACGGATGCCGGGGCCGAGCTGGCAGGTTATATCGCCATGCTGGACGAGCTGGCCGAAATTGTGGCTGACAGTGACATGCCGGATGAGGTCCGCGCGAAGCTGTGCAAGGTGAGGGCGTTTTGCCGTCGCGACACGGAAAACGCGGAAACAAAAGGCGAAGCGCTGAAACTGTTCCGGGAAGCCATGAGCCTGAACCCGGGCGCAGGCGTGAAACGGGAGATCGCCTCTCTGGTCAGCGCCTTGAAGAAGGCGCCGCAGACCAGCGTGACGGGCGATGATGTCGTCGATGAGACTTCATTCAGCGAAGCCGCCACAGCAGAGACACCCGCAGCGGAAAAAACAACGCGAACACGCAAGCAGGCGAAAGCGGCGACGGGCACAAAAACCACTACCCGCAAAACGGCGGCAAAAAAGACAACGAAAACCGCCACAAAGTAAAAGCCTGAGCGTAATGAACTGGCCCCGCGCCACAGGCGGCGCGCCCGGCGATCTGCCCGTAATGCGGTCTTTTTACCGGACGCCCACCGCCTGACCTACCGGAGAAACGACGATGAGTTTTATCGCACAGCGCCCCGTCAGACCTGCTGAAAGTGATGTGACAGACGTGGACGACGGCGGCGCACAGATTGCCATCGGCACTTTCTGGCCGACAGTGAAGCTCCACGATCTGCGCCTCGCTGCCCGCATCGCCGGTGACATTACAACATCCCGATTAATGCATATGGCAACGGAGGCCGCGCTGCATGTTGCGGATCAGCTGAAGGACTGGCGCAAGCAAAGGGAAGCGGAAGGCGCGGAATCGCTGGCTTCCGTCCTGCTGACTTCCGCCGGTGAACCTGTCGAGCAGATTAACGCCGAAAGCGCAAAGGTTTATCGCTTCCGGCGCGCGGTTTACTCCTTCACGCGCGCCAGCGTACTGGAAGGTTACAGGGACGTCGGCACCACGCCAAAGGGCGACAAGGATGCGGAGGCTCTGGACAGGCAAATAGACGACCTCTGGCGGGACGGGCGCTGGAGTATCGCTGACATTCGGGAAGAAGCCCGTATCTATGCGGAGCTGTTCTGATGAAAGTCAGGGCGCTGCAAAACGACACGGTTGATCAGCTTTGCTGGCGCCATTCCGGCAAAACCGCAGGCGTCACGGAGAAGGTACTCGAAGCCAATCCGGGACTGAGCAACCAGATATTTTTGAACGCCGGGCAGGAGATCGAAATGCCCGTGATAACCAGCGAGGTGGAACGGGCAACCGTCCAGTTATGGGAATGACCCTGGATCGCATAAACGAATATTTTGCGTTTGCAACATCCGCTTTGGTGACTGGCGTGGGCGTGATGACCGTCAGCGAAAAGCTGGCGCTGGCTGGCCTTCTTCTGGGGATTGTTTCCGCTATCCGGCTGGCGATTCACCGCCGCCGTATTGAGCAGGCCAGCCAGCGCCGTAACGATTTGATCGAGCAGATACTCCGCCAGGCGGAAACCCGCAATCTGTCGGACCGAGAGCGGCAACTGCTGGATCAACTGCACGGAGACAAGCCGGCATGAAGAACATCATCAAAAAATGTTCGATTGCGGTAATTGTGGCCCTGGGTATTTCGCTGGCGCCCGGGAGCGTCAGAACGTCGAAAGAAGGGCAGCAGAAAATAGCCGGTTGGGAAGACTGCCGCAGCACGCCTTATTACTGCACGGCGGGTGCTCTGACCATTGGTATCGGCTCCACGGGCGGCGTGGAAAACCGCGAATACAGCAACCAGGAAATAGCGCGGCGCTGGATAAATGATCTGCAACGGGCAGAAAACTGCATCAATAACAATTTCCACGGTACCGACATGCCGCAGCCTACCTTTGAGGCCATGACAGATGCCGCGCTGAATCTGGGCTGCATCGGGCTGATGTGGTTCACCGATAAAAACGGACGCAAGCAGAGGACCAAGATCTGGAAGCATGCCCAGGCCAGACAATGGCCGCAGATGTGCAACAGGCTGACTGATTTTGTCAATGCGGGCGGTAAGCGCTCCCCCGGGCTGGTTAACCGGCGCAATGATTTTAAAGCCTGGTGCCTGCTGGGCCTGAGTACGCCGTCATGAGGGCGGGCAGTGTTATTGGAATGCTTGTCCTGCTGGCCGCTGTCTGGTGGCAGACCGACCAGCTGAGCGAGGCCCGGACCCGCAACAAACTCCTGACCGAAACGGCGACCGGTTACGACCAGGTTATTCAGGAAGTGAAGGCGACCGCCATACAGACCCACAAATTACTGGCAGAGGTGAAAGCCCGTGAGCAACAGCGTAATGCAGAAGGGGAGCGCCGACGTGAAGCAATGCAGGCCGCGTTCAATGGTGACACGTGCGCTGTTACTCCTGTGCCTGACGCTGTCAGCCGCAGCCTGCAAAAACGCACCGCCCGCGCCGATCATTCAGCTGGTCCGTGAACCCGTCCCGGAGAGCCTGACCGAAGAGACGCCACGCCCCGCGCTGGATAAGCCAGTGACCTGGGGCGCGGTGGCGATATTCAGCGACAGGCTGATGGATGCGCTTGATGCCTGCAATGCTGACAAAGCGGCGATCCGCCAGTGGGACAGCCTGCGCCAGAACACCCGAAAGGAGCCATAAATGCTGAAGATAAACACACTCCGCGCCGCCATAGAGAAAGCAAACACCTGGTGCCGGGCGAACCCCGAAGCCTGGACGGTGTTTGTTGAAGAGGGTGGCATTGAAACCACCGGTGAAACGCCGTCTTTCATGTATCGCTATTCTCTGGTGCTGTTCGTCATGAACTACGCCGGCAGCATTGACGACTTCACGCTGCCGCTGATGGCCTGGCTCTGGTTTAATCAGCCCGATCTGCTGCTGAACCCGGATAAAAACCAGCAGATAAAATTCACCACACTGATTAACAACGACGACACCGCCGATCTGATGTTTGAGCTGCCGGTGCGTCAGCGGGTACTGGTGCAACTGGATGAAAACGGCGTGCCGTGCGCCGAGCATTTGTCGGAGCCGCGCCCGCGCGTGCTGGCACCCCACGCCTCTGGCTGGGAGCTGGTGTTTGAAGGCGTACTTCAGGAGGCCGGAGCGTGAGCGATCGGATGTTCAGCGAGCTGGATCAGGTTTTTCAGGACATTCTCGACGGCGTCAGCCCGGCGGGGCGCACCCGTACCGCGCGCAAAATTGGCCTGGCAGTGCGCCGCAGCCAGCAGCGTCGCATCGCGTCACAGAAAAACCCGGACGGCAGCGGCTACACGGCACGCCGCCGCAAAGTTTACCGCACCCAGCAGGGGATCAAGTTCGTCTGGAATAATGAGGTCCGGGCGCTGAAAAACTGGCGCGGCGGGCGCGGTAAATATGGCCGGACGATCACGGGCTTTGATGAGAAGCGCCGGGATATCCGCACCTTCTACCGGGCCGATATCGAGCGGTATCTGGAAATCAAAACGCAATCAGCGACGCAGACAGAGACAAAAAAAGCGCCGATGTTTACCCGCCTGCGCACCCTGCGTTTCATGAAAGTCAGACCGGATGCGGGCGGCGTCACCGTAGGATTTGACGGCATTGCCGCACGCATTGCCCGCATTCACCAGTACGGCCTCAAAGACGAAGTTGGTCCGGGCGCTTACGCGCAGTATCCGGCGCGTGAACTACTGGGCATGACACCGACAGATCTGATCGCTACGGAAAATGCCGCTATCAGCAGTCTGGGCGGTGCGTCATGAATGCCGAATTGATGCGCCTGCTGGAAAACATCCTGCGCCAGGGCGTCGTGGAACAAATCAGCGCCGACAAGAAAGCGGTGCGCGTTCGCTCCGGCAGGCTGCTGACCACCTGGATCCGCTGGAACGTCACCCGCGCCGGGGCGTTCAGCATCTGGCTGCCGCCCTCGATAGGGGAGCAGGTCTGGATCGGTTGCCCGGGCGGCAACCCTGAAAACGCGTTTGTGATTGGCTCTGCATACAGCGCAGATAACCCGCCAACGGGCAGCAGCCTGCTGGAAATCATCATCACCGCGCCAGATGGCGCCCGCCTGCATTACGACGCCGCCGACGATGCCGGAGCACTGTTCGTGACCGGTATTAAAACCGCGCATATCCAGGCAGAGACCCGCGTCACGCTTGACACGCCGGAGGTGGAATGCACGGAACACCTCAAAACACGCACTTTCGAGCTGACCCACGGGGGCACGATGGCCGGTGATGTGACTCACCACAACGGTGCGTTAACGTCCAACGGTGTCCAGGTTGACAGTCATGGTCATGGCAAGGTCCAAACCGGCGGAAGCTGGACGGAGGGTACGCGATGACAGCCAGTTACACGGGGATGAACCCGGAAGGCACCGGCGCGCTGACCGATCACGATCAGCTCTGGCAGTCCGTAGAGAAAATCCTCACCACGCCAACAGGCTCCCGTGTGATGCGCCGGGACTTTGGCAGTGTGGTACCTGATTTACTCGATGCGCCACAGAACACCGTCACCCGCATGCAGCTGATGGGCGCCACCGCTATTGCGCTGGCACAGTGGGAGCCGCGGATCAGTCTGACCACTGTCAATGTGGTGTTTTCGGAAACAGGCGCAGTGACCGCCGAACTGGCCGGCACAATCACCGAAACCATGACAGAAACCAGCAACACCATCAGGCTAAGGAGCTAGTGTGCAAACGTCCGTCGATTTATCTCAGATCCCACAGCCTGATATCGTCGAGGTGCCGGATTTTGAAACGGTGCTGACTGATATCCGGGCACTTATCGTGGCGGCCATGCCTGCGGAACTTCAGGCTTCTGTGTCTGCTGCGCTGCTGCTGGAATCTGAACCGATGGCGGCACTGGCTCAGGCATTCACCTATCGTGAGATCCATCTGCTGCAACGTATCAATGAAGCCGTGCGCGCGGTGCTGCTTTCCAGCGCCCTGGGGGCGGATCTCGATCAGGTCGCCGGGAATTTTGACACTGAACGCCTGCTGATTACTGAAGCTACCGACGAAGCGGACGCCGTATACGAAAGCGACGAAGAGCTGCGCGCCCGCACGCTGCTCTCATGGGCGCGCCTGAGCACGGCGGGCGCCCGTAATGCCTATCACTACTTTGCGCGCGGGGCTGATGCGGATGTACTCGACGTGCGCGCCTATGGCCCGGAGACGCATGACCAGGAGGGCCGCGTTTTCCTCTACGTGCTGTCACGCACCGGGGATGGAACCGCCCCGCAGGCTCTGCTCGATAAAGTCCTGGCAGCGGTGAACCCGGAGGACGTGCGCCCGATTACGGATTATGTGGCTGATTATGTCCGTTCCGCTGTGATTGTGAATTATCAGGTGGTTGCTGACATTTACGTCCCTTATGGCGTGGACACCGCCACGGTGCTGGAAAAAGCCACCGCAGCACTGAACGAATACACCGCCTCTGTACATCTTATCAACGCCACCGCTGCACGGTCAGGCATAGACGGGGCGTTGCATCAGGACGGCGTTGTCACCGTCGATTTGCATTCACCAGCCGCCGACGTGGTTGCGACGATGGGCGAAGCCCCGCATTGCACCTCTGTAAAAATCAATCTTGTGGTGATGGACCATGACCGCTAATTATCCCGCCAGCATTCTGCCGCCCAACGCCACCGCCGTAGAGCGGGCCATCGACAGGGCCAGCGCCGCAGCGCTGGCAAGTCTGCCAGTACATCTGATCCGCTGGGTGAAAGATCCCGACAGCTGCCCGCTGGCGCTCCTGCCGTGGCTGGCGTGGGAATATCAGGTTGATACCTGGAATATTGACTGGTCAGAACAAAAGAAACGCGATGCGATCAAGCGCGCCCACTACATCCACCGCCATCGCGGTACGGTCGCCGCCGTCCGTCATGCCCTGGTGGACAGTCCTTTTGGAACGGATATTGTTGAATGGTTCAATCAGAACCCGAAAGGGGATCCGTATACCTTTCGCCTGAACGTTTATCAGAACGATTTGCCGGTGACGGAATACGACCAGCAGGATCTGAAACTTGCGGTGCTGCGCGCCAGGAACCTGCGCAGCTGGTTTTCCGTTCACGTATTTGGCCGACTTCAGGGAACCTCATATGCTGCCGGTTACATGTACGCCACGGAGAAAATCACGCCGCGCTTTGTTCCGTTGCAGGTGGTTTTATCCCGCTACAAGCTGAATCTGGCCCCTGGTGACGCAGAAACAGTGACGGTGACCATCCTCCCTGAATGCGCGGAAGATAAAACCTTTACGGTAACCACGTCGGATAAAACAATTGCGACCGCCAGAATAGTCAACGGCGCTATTCTGGTTACGGGCGTGAAGCGGGGCACCTGTTCGGTCACCGTCACGACGACTAACGGCGTCAGTGCGGTGATCAGTGTGAAAGTGGTCGCGGTGATGAAGTTCATCACCCGCATCGACAATGCAAGCCGTCCGTTGTTCTTTGTTCGCATGGATGAGGATTTCACGATTGATTATGGCGACGGAACAGACAGCCGGGAATACATCTTTGATGTTGCCAGTACGCTGTATGGCTGGGTTGTTCCCACGCGGGCGCTGACAGTGGGTGAAGAATATACCATTACGGTGAAAGGCAGTGACTCTGCCAGCTTCCAGCGCTCAACCGGGACGGTATCGACAACGCTGAACGCCGTACGTGAAATTATCCGCGTTACGGGAAATCGCAATAGCCTCAACAACTTTATGCAGGGTGCTACCAGCCTGATAAAAATTCACCTGGGAGCATTTGACGATCTACCCGCTGTCACGGGTTGCGTCTCCATGTTTTCAGGTTGCTCGTCCCTGAGTCAACTGCCGCCAGGGCTGTTTTCCCGGCTTCACAATGTAACCAATTTTTCGGACGTATTTGCTGGCTGCACATCCCTGGTCACATTGCCCGACAGATTGTTTGACGGCCTGTTGCACGTCACGACGTTTTCGCGGGCCTTTTCCGATTGTTTCGCACTGACAGCCACCGGTGACTACCTGTTCCGGGGTTGCGCGTCTGCTCGATCATTCGAATGCGTGTTTAACAACTGCCGGTCGCTGATTACCATCGGTCGGGGTATTTTTACCGGCTGCGATACGGCGCAATATCTGAAAGAATTATTTCGCTCCGCGACCTCCCTGGCCTCCGTCCCCGATGATCTGTTCGGTAACCTGCCAGCCACAGATTTTTCGATGGCGTTCTATCAATGCAGCGCATTGACGGAATTACCCCGTGCGCTGTTCCGTTCCTGTACGTCGGCGTTGACGTTTTCGCAGACGTTTGCGAACTCAGGGCTGAAGACGGTCCCGGACGGGCTGTTTTCTGGTCTGTCTTCGGTGACTAACTTCAGTAGTGTTTTCTACGGATGCGGGGGCATAACGAGCGTCGGGGATGACGTTTTCCGGGGCTGCACGCGCGCCACCAATTTCGAAACCATTTTCTATAACTGCCAGGCGATGACTGCGGTTGGGGAAAATATCTTCGCGGGTTGCGTAGGGGCAACCACGTTTGCGGCGGCGTTCTACGCATGTTCGTCACTGCTGTCCATGCCGTCGTTTGCAGACTGTGACCGGGTTACGACGTTCTATGCTGCGTTTCGGGAATGCTCCTCATTGCCGGACGTCCCGGCTGGGGCGTTTGCCGGCAAATCCCTGGTCACTACCTTTTCCTATGCCTTCTTCGGGTGCAGCAGTCTGATCCGCGTCAATGCTGGCGCGTTTCGTGACTGTTGCGCAGCCACCACGTTCAGCAATGCGTTTGAGAACTGCCGATCACTGGTTGGCGTGGCGTCGGATATATTCGCTGGCTGCGTCAGCGTCAGCGGAATTGACCGGCTGTTTAGTGGCTGTAGCGCCATGGCTGAGTTACCGCCTGCGCTATTCCGTGATTTTGGCTCAGTCAGTCAGACGACGAGCACGTTTCAGAACTGCGCTGCACTGGAGACACTACCAGCAGATTTATTTGATGGTTGTCCTGCCCTCACGTCGTTGTCGCTGACGTTTGGCTACTGCCTGAGTCTGCGTTCGTTGCCGCCGACGCTGCTGGCGAAGACGCCTCGCCTGACCAACGTAGGCGGTACCTTTATGGGATGCCGTGAGCTGAAATCTCTACCTGCAGACCTGTTTGAGCACTGCCCGCTCCTGGTGTCAGTTTACGGCACGTTCCAGGAAACGGGATTAATGGAAATCCCGCCGGAGCTTTTTGCTCACAATCCACTGATCACCGCATTTGGGTATACGTTCGCGTACTGTAGCCAGCTGGAGCGGATCCCGGCAGGCCTGGCAGAGCACAATACAAAGGTGACTCAGTTCAACGCGACATTCCTGGGGTGCAGGTCCCTGGTCGATGTTTCGCCGGGACTGTTTAACGGCGCGGATCTGACTATGGTCTACCATACGTTTGAAGGCTGCGTTGCGCTGAGTACCCCGCTACACGTGATATTCGACCAGGAAATCTACCCCCGCATCACTATAACGACCAGCGCGTTTCAAAATTGTCTCTCGCTACCTGGCCGTGGGCTGGAATTTATCGGCAAGGTGCCAGCGGCGACCGATCACCACTACACGTTTTTTGAATGCCGGAGCTTGGACGATTATAACCAGCTGCCCGGGGACTGGAGGGAAGGTATGTTATGAAAACATTTAAACAGCTTAAGTCTCTGATTGATTTTTGTCAGACCGATGAATTTTTCCTTGAATACCTGCAAATGCTCCAGGCTGCGGGGGTTATTCATCCCGGTGAAAGCGATATTGATGCTGACAGCAAAACTGTCAGTGATGATTTTTATGATCGTCTTGCCAGCGTGTATGGCATTGAAGCAGAGGAAACACTATGGCAACAGGACTGACACTAACGACGGCGGGCGCCGCTGAAATCGAGGCCGCCTATCAGGCGGGGGAGGTTGTGGATATTAGCGCCGTACTGATCGGCGATGGTGGCGGCGTGACATTGCCGACCGATCCCGACGACCTGACGGCGGTGACGGCGCTTTTTGGTCAGTTTGGCCGTGAAACCTTTGATTCTGATTCAAGCTATGAGGGGTTTATCAGCGGTCAGATTGTTATCAATTGCAAGGATTATCCGGGTAAGACACTCAGAGAGGCTGGGTTGGTCAGCGCTAAGGGAACGCTCATTGCTTACGGCGCTTATCCGGCGACATACCTCCCGGAGCAATCGGATTCCATTATCAAAGAGATCATTCTGACGCTGGTGCTGACACTGACGCATAGCTCAAATGTGCAGCTTGTTATCGATCCGACGCTTGCCACACTCACGCAGGAAACGGGCGATAAACGCTATCTGCGGCGAACACAAAATCTTGCTGATTTAACCGATGCCGCAGAAGCGCGGGAAAATCTGGGACTGGGGAATTCAGCCACGCGGGACGTTGGCACAGAGACGGGAACGGTAGCTGCGGGGGATGACTCGCGCATCAACGGCGCACTTCAGAAAGAAAATAATCTTTCCGAGCTTAGTGATAAATCAGAAGCCCTGAAAGCACTGGGGCTCAACAGCGACGGAACGGCCTACAGAGCAATTATTGACGCCATTTTTTACGTCGGAATTGTCATCTCTGGTGAACTAAGCCCGGCGACTCGTTTCCCCTGGCAGACATGGGCTGATTTAAGCGAAACCTTTAATGGAAGGGTTGTGCGGATCGGCTCTAAATACGGCGCGACCGGCGGCAGCAACAAGGTGAAGCTTGAAGCTGATAATCTCCCCCCACACTGGCATCGTTCAGGCGATAGATCTCCCGGGGCTACGTGGGATCCGAACACAACCCACGGAACAGATAACCAGAAAAGCGGCCCACTGGCGCTCACTGAAGGAACCTACATTGATGCGACAGGCCTTACTGAGTCCGAAAACAGAGCGGTAGATGTTACTAACCAATACGTCTCAGTGCTCATGTGGAAACGCACAGCATAAGTGCTTGGCTTAGCGCAAACTTGAATTTACAGAATATTATGTTTATTTATCGCTGACATACCTTGTTGGGGTAATGGTTAGAAGACAGGAACTGATTACACTGTAAATACATACAGATTGTCTTTATGATACACTTATCTAATGATATTAAATTCGGAGCCGGGATTGAATTTGAATGAGCAGAATCAATAAGTTAAAAGTCATTGACTTGTTTTGTGGCGCTGGCGGGTTATCTTGCGGTTTCATGAAAGGTGAAAATGGCGCTCACTTCGAAAGCGTCTTGGCCCTTGATAATGATAAGGCTGCCATCAGGACATACAATGCGAACTTTGGTGGACATGGTGTCGTAGCAAACATTGAAGAGTGGATTGCTGAAAACACTATACCTGAGGCGGATGTGGTCATTGGTGGGCCGCCGTGCCAAGGATTCAGCTTACTCAACAAGAATCGAGAAGGTGACCACCGACGAGCGCTGTGGGAACCGTATATGGATATAATTGAGCGATCTTCGGCATCAGTATTCGTGATGGAGAATGTGCCTGGTCTTTTATCGAGTGATGAATTTCAGGATATTCGCGAGCGTGCGGAGGGTATGGGATTCCTTCTTTTGAATCCTTCCGTCCTAAATACTGCCGATTATGGAGCCCCTCAGACTCGGAAACGAGCCATTGCGATTGGTATTAAAAAGGAGCGCTTCCTGCTGGATGATATTCCAGCATTCCCGCCCGCGCCTTCGCACCGAAACCCGGACAAGGAAGGAACGTTGCCAGCTTGGCTGACGGTCCGAGATTTTATTGGCGATTTACCTGAACCAGTAGGAACAGATATCAGAGACGTTCCTGCTCCACTGGATCTGCACTTTGGCAGGAACCCGACCGCCATTTCCCAGGAACGTTATCGTGCGGTACCGGTGGGGGGTAATCGGTTTGATTTGCAAAAGAACAGGCCTGATATCACACCAGCATGCTGGATCAAAAAAACTTCAGGTGGGACAGATCTGTTTGGCCGCTTATGGTGGGAGCGCCCTTCGGTTACTATCCGTACAGAGTTCTTTAAGCCCGAGAAGGGACGTTATCTTCATCCGGAAGAGCATCGTCCCATAACTCATCGTGAAGCTGCTCGGCTGATGAGTTTTCCGGATGACTTTACTTTTGTAGGGACAAAAACCGAAATCGCCAGGCAGATTGGTAACGCAGTACCTCCATTGTTTGCACAAAAAATTTCATCCTATGTTCTTAATTTAATGGAATATTTGATTAAAAATGGCGAGAAGATCGAAGAAGAGCGAACCGGAAACGCTGCGTAAACAGCTTCTGGAGTTAATTACGGACTTTGAGCATAAGCTCACGGACGACACTCTCAGGGAACAAGTGCTGACGCTTGTTCCTGCCAATCATTTATTACGTGATTTAGGCAGTTCCCTGCTTAATGAGGAGAACTGTAATTCTGCCCGTGATCGGATCATGGCGTATTTGCTTAAATATCCTGGCATCGTCATCCATGGTGACGAGCTGATGGTGGTCGCGGGCATCAGTGAGTATGCCCGCAGAATCAGGGAACTACGTGTTCAGTTCGGCTGGTCCGTTCTGAGTGGAACCACTCTCAGAGAAATGATTGAACAACAGGAAGTTACGCTGGAAGAACTTCAGGCCGACTCATTGAACGTTCTTAAAACAGATGTTTATGCGCTGATGACCACGGAGCAGGACAAAGAAGCAGCGTGGCGTTGGAATGAAGCTAATGTTCTTAGACGGAGCAAAATCTCCACAAAAGATAAAATTCTCTCTCATCTGCGTAAGAATGTCGGTCGTCCTGTTACAGGTGAAGAGCTACGATATCTGGCAAACGACAGTAAGGAATGGGCCCGGCGTACACGTGAGCTGCGTACCGAAGATGGTTGGCCAATTGCTACGAAAAACTCAGGTAGACCAGAGCTGGAAGTAGGTGCATATCTTTTGGAAGAAGATCGACAGGCTGAGGTGCATGACCGTAAAATCCCTGATCCGGTCCGTGTAGCTGTGCTTGAACGTGATCATCATGCCTGCAGAAACTGTGGGTGGTCCCATGCGCGTAAAACAGCAAATGATCCAAGAACTTTCCTCGAACTGCATCACATCGAGCATCATGCAGACGGCGGTGAAAATACCTTGGATAACTTAATTACTCTCTGCAATGTGTGTCATGATGATGTCCATCGTCGGCATATTTCCCAGGAGTATCTACTAAATCTGCTGAAGCTATGACACTGAGGAATAGATTTCAATGATATTGTCTTCTTCTCTGCGAGTTCAACGGATCTATGCAACTCTATCCTTAAACGAGCGTATCGCTTGCTGTATTTAACGCAATTTCTGTTTCCTCTCCAAGGGTTGCCATCAGTTCACTTACAGAGGAACTTTGCAGCCGCTCCCGGATATCTTCATCAACCCGTTGCAACGAGAGTGTGAACTCTATTTTCTTTGCCTTGCCATAGTGATCAAACTCCTGGTGCGTCTCTTGCAACCCCGTAATGACATACATCCCGTAGATCGAGCCAACGCCATCGATCAACGGCCAGGCAAGCCCGGTGTATGCCATCGTGGAGACAGCGCCTAACGACAGGTTACCGCCAGTGATTTCAGGGTACAGCAACCCGCCAAGCGTCAGCTGGTTCTCACCGGCGCCAACGTACTGCCATTTTGCGCTACGACCAACACGGTCATTTTTGACGTGCCGCCAGTTACGGGACAGCTGCAATTGCTGATAGGGGAGTGTCCTGAGTTCAAATACAAAAAGCCCGAATACCATCATCATAGTTTTGTCTCCAATCAATCGCTATCCCGGAACGAACCCCGGGCAGCACGTTGTTGTTTATCCATCTCTGTACGGACAGCCTCCCCGACAAGTCGAGCCAGCTCGCGCGGATTGTCGCTCTTGATGCCATGCAAATGGACGTGAATCTCACCAGAAAAACCATCTGCCGGCACCGCAGCTGCCAGGCGCTTGATTTCATTTCGGCGGACTGCCTGCCAGGCGGGTGCCTGCTTAATCAATGGCTCTCCGGCAGCAATAACCGGACGAGCACTAACAGGTTGCCGAACAAGCCGAGATTCCTGCCATTCACCACGCACAGCAAAGGCTGGAGGGAGATTTTTAAATACAATGTCACCCGGCCCGATACGTTTGCGCTTTTCCTCATCTAAAAGGCCTTTGGTGTTATCCGCGATTTGGCCCAGCCGTCGCTCTGTTCCAGAGTTAACCCCGAGCACATTGGGCGGCGGTGCGCTGCCTTTGCTTACAGGCTTTTCAGTTGACCATTGCCATTCCCTTTTAACCATGCGCCCGGATTTTTCATCCCATTCCCACATAACCGGAATAGCCCTGAGTCTTGCTGCTTCCAGCCGGGCTCTTTCAATGCCATCGGGGATGAGATCGAGCTTTTCCAGTAACCAGCCAACTCCTTCCATTAACTTCTGAAGCGGCCAAAGCAGTACGCTAAGCGCGGTCCCCAGAACCTCCCCAAAGGTCTGCCCGGCGCTGGCGCACTTGTTCAGCGCCTCGCGACTCTCCTCAACGGGCTTTAATACTTTTTTAAACCAGTTCCAGACGTTTTTGACGCCATCCCCAATGACCCCGAAAACGGGCGCCAGTTGTGAAAATGCGTTATAAACTGGCGCCAATCCCTGGATCACACCGGTAAAAACACCACTAAAGAAAGCTTTAATCGGTCCCCAGTATTTCCAGAACAATACCCCAGCCGCCACGAACGCAGCACCCAGCAGACCGATTGGGCTCAACAGCAATGACAATCCGCCACCCAGCGCAGTAATCCCCACTTTAATCACGCCAAACAGAACGGGCAGGCCGGTCAGCCGCAGCGCCAGCCCCGCGATCCCTTTTAGCAGGGCACCTATTGCCGCCCCCGGAGAGGCAAACGCGCCCAGCAACGCACCACGCAACGGTGCCATCACTCCGGTCAAGATGCTGACGCGCCCAGCCAGACCGCTGAGAAAAACACCCCAGCCACTGATTTTTGTCAGAGAGCTGCCACCCACCGTGGTCAGCAATCGGAACGCCGAAACGACCCCGCCAATACCACTTCCACCCGACAGAAGCGCAAACCCCAGTCTGAGCTTTGCAAGCGGCCCTAGAAGTAGACCAGCAGCTAATGACATACCGCCAATTACTGCGGTCAATGCCAGAGCGGTACCACCGAGAAGTAACAACGTTCGTGAAAGTCGGGGGTTTTCTTCTACCCAGCTTTGAATATTGCCAATAACCCGGCTAAGTCCCTGTGTCAGTCTGCGCAATGGACCGTCCACTGTCTCAGCCACAGAAATGCGAAACGCCTCCCAGGCGCTGTCCAGCTCCTTTAAATCGCCGCCAAGGTTGTCTTTCTTCTTGTTAGCGACGGCGAGCGCCTCCTGGTTTTTATGGGCTTCAGCAATTTGTTCATAGAGTGACTGAAGGTAGCCATCACCTGCGCCTTTAACCAGAGATTGAAGGCCGGTAAAACCTTCCTCACCGGCGATGTCTTTGAAAAAGGAAACCTGATCCACATCACCGAAACGGGAGACACGCTTTTGTAGATCGAGCAGGATATCGAACGGGCGGCGCATCTTTCCGCTTGCGTCGGCAGTCTCCACTCCCAGCTCTTTGAGTGCCTTTTTGGCTGCTGTAGTGGGGGAGGCCAGGCGGGAGAGGGAGCGACGCATTGCCGTACCGGCCTCGCTACCGCGAATACCCACGCGCGCCAGCGTGCCGGTCATCGCTGCGGCTTCTTCCAGGCTAATCCCAAGTCCCGCCGCTACCGGGCCGACAACTTTCATTGTTTCGCCGAGGCTACTAAGCGTCGTGTTGGTGCGGGTAAATGTGCCTGTCAGTACATCGCTGACGCGATCCATTTCTCCCGCGTTGAGGGCGAACTGAGAAAGAATATTTGAGCCGATGTCTGCCGTTTCGCCCAATTCCATACTGCCTGCCAGCGCCATATTGAGCACGCCGGGCAGTGCGGCACGGATAGCATCTGGCGTGAAGCCCGCCATTGCCAGAAAGGCCTGGCCGCTGGCGGCGTCACGTGTGGTGAAGGCGGTTTCAGCACCGAGTTTTTTTGCCTGAGAACGCAGGGCGGCCAGTTGCGAATCGCTTTTATCGAGCCGCGTCAGCGCCTGGACGTTTGACATTTCCTCATCAAAACCAACCGCAGGCGACAGGAAGCGTCCGGCGCCATACCCGGCAGCGGTTGCTGTACCTAATGCTATGGCACCGCCAGAGCGCAACTTCCCGGCGATCTGCTGCGCACCCTCGTAACGTTTACGAGCTTGAGTGACCGCAGCAAGTTGCCGTTTTTCCCGTTCAAGGGATTGGTTGTATTGTTCTGTGCGGCGTATAGCGTTACCGATGGTGGCGCTACTGCCGGAAAGCATGACGCCATGCTGGCGCAGGGCTGATGCACTCTCACGGAGGCGGGCCACTTCCGTCACGCGTTTTGCGGTCAACCGATCAAGCCGCTCACCCAGTCGGGACATCAGTACCTGCTGTTTTTCCGTTAGCGTCCCGTTTTTACGTTGCGCTTCTGACAAGCCATCAAAGCGGGCACGGGCACGTGAGATGGAACGGTCGGTTTTGCCGACGGCCGCGGTCATTCGCTGAAAAGTGGCACTGCTCTTATCGAGTCCTTTCAGGGCGGATTGTGTTTTTCTGAGGGAGTCGGAAAGGCCGCCCGCACTCTGGCGGGCAGCATTAACGGGGCGGGTAAATCTGTCGATAGCGCTGAAAGCAACGCGGATATCAAGACTCTTCATCACGGGCACCACTTCGAAGCGCCGCCCGCTTGCGCCAGGCTATCACCTCGCCAAGATCCATGCCGAAAACTTCAGAGGGCGGCCAGTTAAAAATAACGGCAATATCAGCAACCAGATCGTCGATCTGGTCAAACGCAACGGTGATTACTCGCTCTCCGTCTCCGCCACGTTCGACGCTCCAGGCTCCGGCGGATTCAAGAAAGGGACCAGAAGCTCTGCCAGCCCGATAAAGTCCAGAGTGTGCATTTCGTTGATTTCTTTTTGTGTCAGCGCAGGCGCGGTGACTCGCGTCAACAGTGTGGCAATTGAGTCTGCATCCATATTGGCAACGCGGATAAGATTCAGGCCGCGCAACGATCCGGCCTGACTGATGGCGCCGGTGATTTCCACCTGACCGATCTCACTTTCTTTACGAACTACCGGCTGCATCAGCGTGAACAGGTTTTTAGTTTTTTTAGCCATGTTAAAAATCTCCGAGCGGCATCTTTGCCACCCCTCTGAAAGGTTATTAATTGCCCATGCCAAGGGCGGAGGTGATGCGGTCCGGGAACATGTTCTGACCGTTCTTTTTGTAGATGAAATTCAGCAGATCGATTTCAATAATGGGCTGATCATCAATGGAGAATTTGTAGTAGGTCGATTTAAAGGTGTAGCTTTCCTCCGTGTCTTCCCCCTGTTTTGAGTCTCCACCGTCGAGTTCAGTAAATCGCCCGCGCAGCTCCACCTCGACAAGCTGGCTTTCGCCATCAGTGAAATATTCACCCGCAAAGCGCAGACGCGTGCCGTCAATTTCTGCTCCGTATTCGAGAAACAGAGCCTTAATGACGCCGCCAAAAACAATGGTGGAATCCAGCGCGCCAGCCTCAAGGCCGAGATCAACACCGACCGCACCCAGCATGCCACCGCCCTGATAGTCCTCTACCTTTCGTGACAGTTTGGGGCGAGTGAAAGAGGTCACTTTTCCCAGATAGTTATCGCCGTTAACAAAGCAGCTAAAAAGCCGCAGTTTGTGAGGAATAGCCATTATTCACCCCCGAGCGACGCGAACGCCGGTTCGTAAAAATCATCAGTAAAGGTCTGGTATAGCGTCAGATCTTCAAGCGGTGGGACCGGGCTGTAGCTATAGCGCACAATCAGTTTTCCCTGGCGCAAATCCGTGGTGCCGTTGCCCAGCGTGTCATACCAGCAGTCAGCGCCGATAAGCTGGCCGGCAGTGACTTTTTTGCTGAGAGCAGAGCGGATGCCGCTTACCACATCTTTCACGTTGGCCGGAGTGAGCGGGCTGTCAACAGAGGTAAATTGCGCCTCCGCAATGCTGTCCGCCAGGATCTGCGCGGTACGGGTGAACACCTCGAAAGTGTAGGTTTTGGTGTCCGTGGTGCGGTTGCCCCAGAAGCGGAAACCGTCACGCTTGATAAGTGTCGTGATTTCGTTGTTGTTCAGCTCGTTGGCGTCGCTGTCTTCTGCCTGTAGCGCCCAGAAAACATCCTTCGAAATACCCAGAACATTATTCACTACAACGTTGGACAGTGATTTGTGCCAGCCCTGGCTGTTATCAATAGCTGCGCGCAGGCCGCAGGCGTAAGCCGGGGCGGGAAACGTTTCGTTATCATCCGTCAGGGGGTTGTAAGCGATAAAGTCCGGCCAGATAAGCATAAGCTCGCGGTAAGCGAAGGTTTTGCGATAAGCGATAGCCTTCGCCATGGTCGCGCAGCCGTTACAACCGGCATAAACAAAAGCCCGCAGATTCTGGGCAATCACGCAAAGCTGTGACGTTACCTCCTCGGTGTCGTAGTCCGGCACCGCCAGGATGCGCGGGCGATAGCCGGTTTTGGCCTCCGCCGTCAGCAGGGCATACATTCCCGTGTAGCTGTCGCCATCTGTTCCGCCAATAACGGCCTGAGATTGACTGGCGCCGTTATCGGAAGCCTCTTCCACCCGGACAATCACAACACGCGGGCTGCACTGATCGGAAATGGCTTTGAGAGCTTTGTAAAGTGACCCGGTTTTACCTGCCTTGCCGAGGACGTTACGCACCCGAGTCAGCAGAACCGGCGTATTGAGCGGGAAGGTTTCCGGATCGGCGTCATCAGCAACCGCGACAATACCGATCACGCTGGAATCAATGTCATTGATTGCCTGCTGTAGGTCGGTATTTTCGCGAGAGCGGACGCCGTGAAAACGAGTTTCAGACATAAGTTCACCATCATGTTGCTCTTTGAGTTCAGGGCAATATTCAACGTTAAGTCTGCTGGCGTCGCCTGGTTGCCGGTCTTCCCGTTCGCTGACAACAAAAAGGGATTCAGCCCCGCGCGCGGGCATGGAATCATCAGCAAAAAACGGGGGAGTTATGTCGATAGCAGACACGCTAACAACAGCAGCCGAAGCGTATGTAGAAAAATTAAGTGAGGTCGTAAAGACACCGGATTTTAGTATCACGTTGGGTGGGGTCGCCCTGACTGAACTGGCCGACCGCATCACCTCGCTATCTGTTACAGATAACAACGGTTTTGATGCTGATCAGCTAACTCTGTCAGTAGATGACTCTGACGGAGTAACGGATTTACCCCCACGCGGTGCGGAGCTGGCGGTGTCCATCGGCTGGCTGGGTGAGGCGTTGATCTACAAAGGTCTCTACACCGTTGACGAGGTGGGGCATAGCGGGCCGCCGGATGTAATCGACATCACCGCGCACAGCGCTGATTTTCGCGAAGAGATGAACGTCAGGCGGGAGGTGTCCTGGCATGATGTGACGGTAGAGCGGGTGGTATCGGCCATAGCCCGGCGTTATGACCTGAAGCCGATGATTAGCGAGGCCCTGATCGACATTGAGATCGACCATGCGGATCAGACCGAAGAGAGCGACATGTCGTTTTTAACGCGCATGGCGGAGATGTTGGGGGCCATTGCCACCGTGAAAAATGGCTGTCTGCTGTTTATCCTGCCTGGGGGCGGCGTCAGTGCATCCGGTAGGGCGCTGCCATCGGCTGAGATAACCCGTGCCAGCGGAGATCATCACAGGTTCCGCATTGCCGATCGTGATGCTTACACTGGTGTGCGGGCGTACTGGCTGGATCTTAATTTCGGCAAGAAAAAACCGGTCAAGGTCACTAAGCGCAAAACAAATACTGCCAGAAAAAAGGCTGAGGAGAAAAGCAGCCGCCCGGAAGGGGATTACATGGAGGGCGCTGAAGGTAACGTGTATGTTTTGCGTAAAACCTATCAGAACGAAACGGCGGCCAGGCGCGCAGCTGCGGCAAAATGGATACAGCTCCAGAAAGGCGCGGCACAGTTTTCGATAACCCTGGCGCGCGGCCGCGCCGATTTATATCCGGGTATGCATCTGAACGTGTCGGGCTTTAAGTCTGAAATCGATACTCAGGATTGGATCATTGCCAGAGCGGAACATGTGATCGGTGATAACGGATTTATCACGAAAATGGAGCTTGAGGCGAAAATAAGCGACTGGATTGCAGAAACTGAACAGTAGCGGCCATAATAGGCGTGAGTTCAACTCCCTATGGGAGATCATCATGTTTGTTTGTCCCTACTGCGGCGCAAACGCCCGCACCCGCACCAGCCGCCGGTTAAGCGAGTTCACCATCCGGCAATACCATCAATGCCAGAATCTTGAATGCAGCGAGTCATTCACGACGCTGAACACAGTAGAGCGCAGAGTAACGAAGCGCTCAACCAGCGCCGATCCTTTGCCGCCAGGATTTATCCCCGGCGACGCTTTCCCGGCTTCTCATTACGGGAACAGTCAACTTAGTCTTGCGGTATAAAAATAGCCCCCTGAAGAGGGGGCTATTCTTGTCAATGTGGTCGATATGTGGACACTTTTGAAATAAATCCTTTTATTTCAATTTATTAAATCCCAAAAAAAAGCCCCGTCGGGGGCGACGGGGAAAAACTCATTGATTATGGAATGATCTGTTCTCTGGTCAATTCGAGAACAAGGGCTACTCTACGGCGCAAAAGTGTAGTTAAAATGGAGAAATCGTGAAGAATCAGGGCCCTCATCGCGGCGCTGAACGATAGAAGGAGTCAAAATGAAGTGGATGACAATACTACTGCCGCTGGCGCTGGCCGGATGTGCGAAGCCGACAACGCCCCCGGATGCACCGCCGCCGCCGAAGTCAATCGGCATGGCGAACCCGGCCTCGGTCTACTGCGGCGAGAAGGGCGGTAAGCTGATACCGGTACAGACGCCGCAGGGCGTGCGTAGCGACTGCAGGCTGCCCGGCGGTGAAACCCTCGATGAATGGGAGCTGTGGCGCCGGGATCACCCTGCTAAGGCGTAATCTCGCCGACGGGCAGGTTTTCCAGCCACTCGGCCAGCACCAGGGCGTGGTTTTGCCGGGTATCCTTTGCGGCGTAGATCAGCGTTAGCGGCTGCCGGTGAGCCAGCGTGGCCAGGCGAAGCCCCTCGTCACGATGGCTTTCCAGCTCCCGGCAATACTGCTCGCGGAAGCTGGCGAAGTCGATAGCTTTGCCGTGCAGGGCCTTGCGCAGCTCCGCGGACGGGGTCAGGGTTTTACACCACTCATCGTAGCGCAGCGCCTCTTTTTTAATCCCCCGAGGCCAAAGCCTGTCGACCAGCACACGATAGCCATCGCCGGCGTCGGCCGGATCGTAGACGCGTTTACATTGAATCATCGCTATTCTCCATCCGTTGCATCCAGGCAAGCAGCTGCGGGATCTGCCCGTCGGAAAAAACCGTAATACCCTGTTCGCGCAGCAGGGCGGCCGCTACGCCGGAGCCGGGCTTGCGCTGCCCGCTAAAGGAGCCGTCGTAGATAAACTGGCTGCCGCAGGTCGGGCTGCCGTCGGTGAGCAGCGCCGCCTGGCAGCCCTCCTCCCGGGCGGCCTTCAGCGCCAGCCAGGCGGCCAGCTGATAGTGCGCGGTGACGTCGTGGCCGTCGCTTTCAACGATGCGCCCGCGATTTTGCATCACCTCCGCGCCCTGAGAGTCGACAATTTCCGCCGGCAGTCTCGGCACCGGTAGTCCGGCGGCCAGCTCGGGGCAGTGGATAACCAGCCGGTTTTCGCGCTGCCAGCGCGCCAGAGTCTCGGCCAGCTGCGCTTTGTCGCTGCCGTTATAGCGTACCTGGAACCCCATCAGGCAGGCGCTCACCAGTAGCTTACCGCCGCCGGGGCGGGGCGAAAGCAAATGGGTCGTCCCGTCATCGGCCGTAATGGGAAGTGGTTTTTGCAT